GCTACCAGCGTTCCGTCGAAGCCTTCCTCAGCCCGATTACAGGCCGTAACCAGGTTTCACAGGTTGCCCAGTCAAATCAACATGTAGAAGAACCGGCCTCAGAGGGATAAGCCTTCATCAGGGATTTGTACGTTTGGATCGCCAGGGTTCCGGCTGACAACCCCAAAAGCGAAGTCTCCCTCCTGTGTGCTGCGAATGGCAACGGTTCGATTTTGTTTGCTTGTAAAGGTCAGTGGCCCGCCTCTTTGGCCGTGGCCACCCCAAACATAGGTAAAAAATACTCTGCTCATGAATCCCTCGTCACGTCTCTTTTCTGAAGCTTAGCATCGAAATCAAACAATCCACATAGGACCTGATCTCGTTCCTTGATTGTATCGCTTGGAGAGCAATCTCATGCCCAGCCCTCGTGAAAGCATCCTGACCGCGCTGCATGGGCGGCTCTTGGCGCTGGCCGCCACCGCGCTGCGCGGCGATGTGCTGCCCGAGCGCATCCCGGCCGATGGCCTGCTGATCCTGCGCGACGGCGAACCGGGGGAGCCGGATGTGACGCTCTCGCCGCTGCGCTACCATTACCAGCACCGTGCCGAGATCGAAGCGGTTGTGCAGGGCACTGACCGTGACACCGCTTTCGATACGCTGACCGCCAGCATCGGTGCGGCAATTGCTGTTGACCGCACACTGGACGGTCTCTGCGATTGGGTTGAGGCGGAAGCGCCCCGTCCAGTCGATCTGCCTGTCGAGGGGGCGGCCAGCCTGAAAGCGGCCGTCATTCCAGTGGTGCTGCATTATTCAACCGCCGACCCGCTGGCCTGACCTCGACAATCCAAGGAGAGAAACATGGCACGAGCCCAAGGGGCGCGGGCGCAGATGGCGCTTGCGTTTGAGACGACCTATGGAACGCCCCCGGTGGGCGGTTTCACAAAGATGCCCTTCGCCAGCACCTCGCTCGGCGCGGAGCAACCGCTGCTGAACTCCGAACTGCTGGGCTACGGCCGTGACCCGCTGGCGCCGATCAAGGATGCGGTGACGGCGGATGGCGATGTCGTGGTGCCGCTCGATGCCGAGGCCTTCGGGTTTTGGCTGAAGGCGGGTTTTGGCGATCCGACCACGACCGGAACCGGCCCCTGGACTCATGAATTTCAGTCGGGGTCCTGGACCTTGCCCAGCATGTCCATCGAAACCGGCATGCCCGAGGTGCCACGCTATGCGATGTATTCCGGCTGCGTGCTCGACCAGATCAATTGGCAGATGCAGCGTTCAGGGCTGCTGACCGCGACGGCGCGGCTGGTGGCGCAGGGCGAGACCGTGGGCACAACGACCAGCGCAGGCACGCCTGCCGCTCTCGAATTGCAGCGCTTCGGCCATTTCAACGGAGCCATCACCCGTAACGGCTCAGCCCTCGGCAATGTCGTCTCGGCGGACATCACCTACGCCAACAATCTCGACCGGATCGAAACCATCCGCTCCGACGGCCGCATCGACGGGGCAGACCCGTCCATTGCGGCTCTGACCGGCTCCATCGAGGTCCGGTTCGCCGATCAGACGCTGGTGACACAGGCGATCAATGGCGATCCCTGCGAGTTAGAGTTCGCCTATGTGCTGCCCTCCGGCGAAAGCTTCACCTTCACCGTACACGCGGTCTATCTGCCGCGCCCGCGCATCGAGATTTCCGGGCCGCAGGGCGTGCAGGCGACCTTCGACTGGCAGGCCGCGCGCCACAGCACGGTCGGTCGCATGTGCACCGCTACCCTGATCAACGACATTGAGGTATATTGATGCTGACGCTCGATCTGACGAATGCACCCCGCTGGCACGACCTCGCGCCGGGTGTCCGGGTGCAGCTGCGCCCGCTGACCACCGCGCTAATGGTTGCGACGCGCAGCGATCCGGTTGTCGAAAGCCTGCCAGAGGAGGCCAGCGACGAGGAACGCGCCGTTGCCTTTGCCAAGGCCCTCGCGCGTCGGGCAGTTCTCGCTTGGGAAGGCATCGGCGACGCAGATGGCAATCCCATCGACCCCAGTCCCGAGGCCGTCGACGCACTTCTCGACATCTGGCCGATCTTCGAGGCCTTCCAGCTGAGCTACGTTTCCAAAGGTCTGCTGCTGGAACAGGAAAAAAACGTCTCCGCGTCCTCGCCGAGTGGTCCTTCGGCGGGGGCGAGCGCTACTGCCAAGCGTGCGAAGCGACCTGCGAAGACTGCCCGGCGCGGCTGAACCAGCCGCTCACGCATGACGGCTGGCAGGTCTGGGACCTGGTCGGTCGCCTCGGTGGCCAGCTCCGTGTGCTGCCCGGCGCGGTTGTCGGCTGGGACATGTCGGCAGCGCTGGCGCTGGCCGATGCACTCGGCGTGCCACCTGCCGCAGCAGCTGAACTGTTGCCCGTCGTCGAAGCTGTGATGGTCACCAAACTCAACGAACAGATGGATCACTCCCATGGCTGAGAAACGCGTTTCTGTCCGACTTGCCGCAGTCGGCGGCCGACAGGTGCGTGCCGAGCTGGAAGGCGTGGGCGAAGCCGGGGCGCGCGGCTTCGGCCGCCTTAGCCGGGAGATGGAAGCGGCCAATACACGGCTCGCGGCGTTTTCCCGCCGTGTCACAGTGGCCGCCGCTGCCGCCGTGGCCGCCGCTGCTGCTGCTGGCGTGGCGATGGTCCGATCCGGGCTGCAGACCGTCGACGCGCAGGCCAAACTGGCTCAGTCTCTCGGGACAACGGTCGCCTCGATCCAGACGTTGGAGCGGGCGGGTGAGTTGGCGGGCGTCTCCATCTCCGGGATTGAGCAGGCGACCAAGGATCTGACTCGACGGCTCAGCCAGGCGGCCGCCGGGACGGGACCTGCTGCCGACGCGCTGGATCGGCTCGGGCTCTCGGCCACCGAGCTGATCGCCCTGCCGCTTGACCAACGTGTGGGCGCGATCAACGCGGCAATCGAAAGTTTCGTGCCCGCCGCAGAACGCGCCGCCGTCGCGGGCCAGCTTTTCGGCGAGGAAGGCTCCATAGCGATGTCGCGGATCGACACCGCGACGCTGCGCCAGGCGACAGAGGATGTTCTGGCCTTCGGCGTCGTCGTATCGGAGCAGGATGCCGACCAGATCGAGCGGACGAACGACGCCATCTCAAGGCTGGGGCTGATCTGGCGCGGGCTGTCGAACCAGCTGGCGGTCGCTGCGGCACCCGCGCTGGAAGCGGTCGCGAATGCCATGGCGGCCGTGGCCAGCCGCACCGGGCCTCTCGGCATCGCGATCCGAGGCCTTTTCGACAACATCGGCCGTCTAACCACCTATGCCGCCACGTTTGTGGCTTTTCTTGCAGGGCGTTGGGTCGCCGGGATGGCGGTTGCTGCCCTGTCGGTCCGTGGGCTCGCCACGGCGCTGGTCCTGTTGCGCGGCGCGCTGATCCGCACCGGCATCGGGGCGTTGATCGTTGGCGCTGGCGAGCTTGTCTACCAGTTCACCCGCCTCGTGTCGGGCGCGGGCGGATTTGGCGAGGCAATGTCGCTCCTGAAGGACCTCGCCGTCGAGGTCTGGGACCGTATCAAGATGGGGGCTGCGGCGGCGGGCGCTGCGGCCACGGCGATGTTCTTCGATCTGAAGGCCGATGCCGCCTCCGGAGTGCAGAGCGCCATCGAGAGCGTCGTGGCTTTTGGCAACACAGCTGCGAACACGTTTGAGGGCGCCTATGAGGCGATCAAGGCAATCTGGGGCATGCTCCCGGCGGCCATCGGTGACCTGGCGTTTCAGGCGGCCAACAGCCTGATCGACGGTGTCGAGGCGATGCTGAATGGCGTCGTCTCGCGGATCAACACGTTCATCGGTGGGATTAACCAAGGGCTGGAAGCGCTCGGCTCCGAGCGGCGCATCTCGATCATCCCCGATCTTGAGCTGGGTCAGATCGAGAACCGTTTCGAAGGTGCCGCAACGGCTGCAACCACCGCCGCGCAATCCGCCTTCGACCGGGCGTTCGAGAACAACCCGCTCACTGCACCCGATCTCGGGCTCACCCAAGCGGCCAATACTGCGCTTGCCACCGCAAATACCTATCGCGGTGCCGCGCGCGATCTGGCCGAGGGGGCACGCGCGCCGCTCGCCAGTTGGCAGGCGTTGCGCGATGCAGTGCGGGGCAGCGATGAAGGTGGCGCGGACGCGCTGACCGAGGCGACCAACGCAGCTGACCGCTTTGAGACAGCCCTTGGTGATGCCGGACGCGCCGCTGCCGGTGCGGGCGCAGCGGCCGCGGCTGCAGCGGCCGCCGCCGAACCCAATACCGAAGCCGCCGTCACCGGCTGGCAGGCGGTCACCGCTGCACTTTCCGACTATGCCAGCAAGGCCCGCGATATCGGCGGTGATATCGGCCAGGCGCTGGTTGGTGCATTTCAGTCGGCTGAGAACGCCGTCGGCGAGTTCGTCAAAACCGGCAAGCTGGACTTCCGCGGTC